GCCAGCTTTGTACAAGGTAGAGGCGGTAGCGTTGCTGTTGACAACGGCAATCGTCCCTACGTTTGTGCCAGTGACGTAGTTGGTAAGGTTAGCGTTGGCAACGGCGGTAAAATCGCCATCGGTTGTAGTGTCGCTCTCCTGCACTTCAATCTCAATCTTGTTGGTTGAGTTGAGAGTGTCAGCAGATGCGCCAACATGAGCAACTAACGTCACCGACTGGAAGCCGTCAGTGTCTACGGCGGTGCTAGCGGTATCAGAGTTGCGAACGGCGGGGACTAGCAACGAATCGTAGCCGATGTCGCTGTAATGTTCTCTAGTTACTGTCATTTTAATGACTCCTAAAAGGTAAAACGGCTACTTGGCTACTACGATGCGGCAAACTTCATAACTTTGAGAGCTTCAAAGTTAATCAAGCCGCCACCAACACGCTTGCTAAAGCGTAGCTGCACGCTTGGGTAAGCAGTGAAAGGGTCATCCAGCATCGTGATACCACGGCGGTCTACAATAGTGTAAGCCTTTCGGATGTCGCCAAAGTACAACGAGAGGGTGTTGCTTGCCACGTTAGGCAGGTCTGGGACTTCCACAACAGAATATCCAAGCAACGAGGCAGGTTGGCCAGCTTGTAAGCCGGGTTGCCACAGGTATTGACCGTCGCCATCTTTCAACTTTCGCACGATGTTGGTTGTGTTGCGATTCATTAAAAATCGTGCGTTGACTTGGTAGCCAGTTTTCAGCAAGGCAATCAGGTCGTGGAGCTTGTCGGCGTTAGCAATGCCAGTGGTAGAGCCACTAACAACTTGCTCAACTCTTTGGTAAGTTGCCTCGGTGTTACCGGGTGCGCTTGCGTTAGAGCCATAGGTTGTTAAGCCTTTAGGTTGCTTAACACCAGTACCGCTAACAAAAGCGGTGTTTTCAAGCCGTGCAAACTTTTCGCCTGCGCCTCGTTCTAGCCAAGCTAAAACGTCTTGTTCAGCATCTTCTATAACTTGACGAGTAGCCAAAGGACTGGCATCCATTTCATAGACAGGGATTAACCACTCACCAAGTGAAGGGGTTGCGGTTTCGGAGCGGGTTTCTCGCTCGCCAACCCAACCACCAGCTACTTCGCCAAGGTCGTACTTACCTTTAAGCTCGGCTTTATTAGTTGTCACCACATTTGCCAGTTGGCGCATTGGGCTGGTTTCGTAAAGAAACTTTACAATCTCGCCACTGGTATCAGCAGGAACTAAATAGCCACCACCGGGTTGCGAACCAACACTTAAAGCCATGCTAACGTCATGGGGAAGGTTGCGGAGGCTACCGTTGTGCAGGGCTTTGGTAAAAGCCATTTTGTAGTCGCCGTATTGTTTAACTTGGTCATCAGTAGCTTTAACCAGCTTGCTATCAGGGCGACCCTCTTTCAAGGCCATAAACATGGCGGTTTCATCGGCCAGTTGGCTAGGTTTGCCAACATCACCCGCTAAGGTGCGTTGGTATTTAGCCTCTAGCTCGTTGAGGTGAGCCTCGGTTACAGCTTTGCTTTGTACGTCCTTTAGCTTGGCTTCAAGGTCGCTAATCGTGTTGTTGAGCTTGTCCACCATTGTCAGTAATTCTTGAGCTGGTTGGATGCCTTTTTCAACCATAGCAAGGCGTTCGTCGTTTTTGGCTTTAAATTGCTCAATGGCCTTGGCCATATCTTCCATAGTGGGGGCGGTCATGTGCCGTTCTCCTAACTTGTTAAGGCTTTTAACAATCGGTTGGCATGAGCGTCCCGCTCACTATCCTGTTTTTGGGCTAAAGCCTTCCATCCATCGGATAAAACGGCCTTAGCACCTTGGCGAGAAAGCCCTGCTTGTGTCCGCAAAGCCTTCTCAGCAGCCCTTATGGCGGTGGGTTGCGTCTCTTCAACCTGTAACCAGTCGGGGATGCCATCCATATTATACAACACACTGTCAATAGTGGCTTTCATGGCTGGCGTGTTTTTCTTTTTGGTAGCCAGTTTCGCCTCTATGGCCTCGGTTTCGTCGTACCATTTATCCTTACCACTGGCTAAAATAGCCTCAAAATAGCTAGCTGGCTGCCCTGTGGCATCGGCATAAACATCAATAACCCGCTGTTGCGCGCCTTCAAGGTAACTCACAGCGTCGTTTAAATCGTTGAGGTTGCCCATAACCACTAAGCTAGGCGCATGTATCATAACCCCACCACCCTTACTTACAAGCCTTTCATCACCTGCCATAAAAATAAGGCTAGCGATGGAGGCGGAAATGCCATCGGTGTGCGTCGTCACTTTACCTTGATAGCGTGAGAGCATGTTGTAAATAGCAAGCCCATCATAGACGCTACCGCCTATGCTGTTAATGTAAACATCTAAAGGTTTTGTTGGGTCAATGGCGGTTAGCTCTTGAGCAACATCGCTAGCGGTGATGCCAAAAACGCCGATGCCATCATAAAGGTAAAGCTCGTTACTGTTGGGGGTTTGCTTGACGAGGCTCATTGGCTTGTGTCTCTCCTATGGGCGCAATGTTTAGAGGGATGTGCAACTTGTTAGCGTTAGGTGAAGGGCTTGGGGCTAGCCCTTCGGCTTCCCTTGCGTCGTTAGGGGTATATAAGCCACCTGCAATGCCTTTAGTCAAGCTATCAATGCGCTCGCCCATGTCGGCACGGCTAAAGTCGTCCACGTTGAACTTAACATAGTATTGCCCTTGCTCCTCGGGGCTAAAAAGCGTGGCGTTGAGGGTTTGCTCCCACCTAATCAAGTGAGGTAACAGGGTGTACATCAAAAACTCACGGCTTTGGTGCTGAATGTTGTTAAAACTAGACTTGTCTAGGTCGTTAATCATGTGGCTAGGCACACGGAAGATAGAGGCAATCTGCCCTCTGTTGAACTTCATCGTCTCTAAAAACTGGGCATCCACCATGTTCATGCTCACGCTTTTAAAGGTTGAGCCATTGCCTAATTGAAGTATTTTCCCAGCGTTTTTGCTTCCTTTAAACTCCTCTAGCGACTGCTGAAACCGCTCGTACCCCTCGGGGCTTATCTTTTCGGGCATTTCAACCACGCCACTAAGGGTTACGCCCTTCTCGTAAATAGACTGGTTGTAGTTGGTCATGCTGTAACCAGTTGAAAGTGTTTGCCGTTGCATCCCGATAGGGCTAAGGGGCGTAACGCCGTCTAGGCTCGCCCCTTTCAGGTCTAATATCTGCTCACTTGGTGTGGGGGTTTCGGAGTTGTTGAGGTAATACTCAAGCTCGTACTCATGGAATCCCTCTACCTTGGCCTTTTTGAGCTTGACAACCACTTTGCTAGGGTCGATGGGGATAATCTCGTAAGGCTTCCCTTTGCCAACCCTTACTACTTGAGCCACCGCTCGGCCAGTAAGTAGCATGTGCATAGTCATCGTCTGCAAGAACTCGCCTGTCGTTTGGCATTTGTTCGGCATCCGCCTAAAAAGCTGGTAAACAGGGTGTTGGTCGGCATATTCATCCTTACCCTTGCCAGTTTTGCGGTAAACGTCAAGCTGTAAAGTGCTTATGGTGCTGGCCAATAGGTTGACGCAAGCCCACACGGCGTTCATTTGTAGGGCTAGCTCGGCAGAGAACTCCATCGGTTTGTCTAGGCTATCACTGTTGTAGGCTCGCCACAGTTGCTCTACGGTGACACGTTGCACACCGCTTAGCCAGTTGGTTACTGCTTTTATAGGGTTAGCCATCTAAGTCACCAGTTGCCTTGTGCCATCGTAAAGGTCAATACCTTGTTCTTTGTCGTTACGCCATACGCCTATAGCCATTGTTAAGGCCATTATAGCATCAATCTTGTTTTTATCAGCACCATTTTTTGAAATCTTGTTTTTGTCAGCTTTTAAGCCTTTCCCGCCTACCTCTGTTACCTTCAAGTTGCCAGCCATCCAGTTTACTAGCGGGTTATCCTCGTGGGTCATATCTTGGCGGATAACCAAGTCCTCTAAATGCCTTAAAGGCGGGGTCATGGCAACGTAACCTTGCTTAAACTCCACAATGGGCAAACGTGGGCGTTGCTCCTCTAGCCACTCGGCTAACTCTCTCATGCCCCAAGGGTCGTAGGCAAAGGCTTTAACGTCAAACAAGTCAACGTATTCTAAAAACTCTTGTTGTAGCTGGGTGTGGCGGATGCTGTCGCCATCCATTACTGTAAGCCAGCCTTGTTGCTCATAACGGCGGTAGTGTTCGTTCTCCACCTTGCCAACTGTCCCTTGGGGAAGCCAGTTGCGCCAAAAAACGGTCACTTTTTCGGAGTTGTCTTGGTCAGGGAATAACATACAAAGGCTAGTAATGTCGCTTTTTGCCGATAAGTCAAAGCCCATATAACACGGCCTGCCCTTAAAGTCCTCAAGCCGTAACTTGCTGTCGCCCATTGCCAACCATCGGCGCATATCAATAAAGCCATTAGAGGCTTGCCCCCATATGTTAAGCCGTTTAACCTTGGCCTCGGTCTGTTTTGATTGAACTTGCCGTGCTAAGCCTAAAGTCCGCTCCACGTCCTCTTCATTGACGCTAACGCCGTAGTTAGGGTTGGCTTTCTTCCAACTGTCTAAGCTCTCCCAATCGTCGCCGTCATCAATGGTGTAAATGATGCCAAAAAAATCATCGGCAGTTACCGAACCTTGAAGCACTTGGGTAACGACGTGACGCTGGCTAAAGCATGGGCTACCGATGTCAAAGCCTGCTGTGGTTATCTCAAACAGCAACGGTTGCGCCCTTGCCCCCATACCAGTGCGGAGGCTACTCACCAGCGCATCGGTTTGGTGTTCGTGATACTCGTCAATAACCGCAAAGTGAGGGTTAGTACCATCTTTAGGGGTGCGGACTAGGCTGTTAAAGTGCCTTACGTCAAGCAACCCGTTTTTATCCACGCCCTTTAGCATGATGCTGCGGCTGTGGACAGTCATATTAACCTCTTCCTCGTTAAATAGGTCAGGCGCACGCTGAATCATGCCTTTAGCCGTGTTAAAGAGGATGTTGGCTTGGTCAAGGCTGGTAGCACCACAAAATAGTTTAGCCCCTGCTTCGTCGTCAAGGCACATGACCACTAAAGCAACGGCAGCAGCAAAGGCCGTTTTGCCATTTTTTCTCGGAACTTCAATATAAGCCTCTCTATACCGCCTAACCCGCTTGCCGTCTTTTAGCTCTCGGTGATAAAACCCAAAAATGTTGGCCAATATAAAGCATTGCCACGGCTGAAGCGTCAATCTAAGCCCTTTTGTCGCCCAAATACCCTCAACGTGTGGCAATAGCTCAATAAACATGCAGGTAGCCTCCACCTGATGCTCGCTAAAAACATACTGGCTTTCGGCTTTTTGTGCCTTTTTGCGGTCGTTTTGGTAGCGTTCACAGGCCAATTTAACCCACTTACAAGCGGGTTGCTTCCCTGAAAGCACGTCTTTTGCGTACTGGTTGGCCTTATCAACAAAGCTCATCCTTTAGCCTTCAACGCCATAATCTTTGCCAATGGGCTTTCTGTTGGGTTTTTAGGCGTTTTCACCTGCTCAACCCTAGTTCTGCTGGCTGGTGTAAAGCCAAACTCGCACAACAACCTGTTATGCAAGTGCGTAAGCTCGTTTAATTGCTTGCTCAAAGGGTTTAGCACAAAATCCCCCTTGCTGTTTGTGGTCAAACACTGGCAATTGTGTTGCGTTTTAAACTCATGCAAAGCTTTTTCATACCGTGATTGTGTTTCACAAAGGCGTTGCAATGCACTAATATCGCTAGTGGCCAAAACCTTTATTTGTCTTGCCATTGGCTCAAAATAGTACCAAAGCTCCAAATCACGCTCATAGCCTGCCCTTAAAAACAAATCAGGGGGTGGATGTGCTTGCTCAACCCTTGCTACGGCTGGCGGGTCTGGGCTTGTGTGTCGCTTTTCAAACGTCCCCTTGGCTTTTTTTATCTCGTCGGGAATCTTTACCCGCTCTCCCCTAGCCATTGAAGCACCGCCTCGGTTGTCTCATGCCGTATTTCTCCCTCTAAAAGGCTATAGTTATTATACCAATCCTTTACCATATTAACCCGCTTGTCAATACTCAAGTGGTTTCGGGTCTTATCGTTCAGTATCCGCTCGGTTGTTGTACTAATAGGTGGCGTTAGCGTACACCAACGCTTTGGTTTTAACGCATCAACCATTTTCTGTTTTTGCCAAGCTTTTGCCGATGTTGTCACAAATACCGCCTTGCCCTTATCGGCGGTTAAAAAGGCTAGTTGCTGGTTACGCTCCCCCAATACCTTAAAGCGTTGCTCTTCGTGGGCTATAGCGTCCAGCCTCACCCCATATAAGCACATTGCTATCTCGTCAGCGTCCACAACAGTATCAAACCCGCCGTTTTTTGCGATATGGCTCTTTCCACTTGCGGGGCTACCAAAAATAATAGTTAAGTCACAGCCCGCAGGCAACACGTTGATAGGGTAGTACACACGCCAGTTGCCCTCTTCGCCGTCGCTTTTTAGCCTGTGGCAACGGTGACAAAGGGCTTGCCAGTTGTCCCTGTCCCAAAAAAGCTCTTGGTCGCCCACATGCGGGATAATATGGTCAACCAAACGGCTTGGCGTAACAATGCCGTGGGCTTCACAGTTCACGCAAAGCGGGTACTCACCCCTAAAGGCAATGCTGGCTTTTTCCCAACGATAATTATAACCCTTCTCATTCTTGCTAAGAGTCTTAAACTCCCTTATCCGCTCATAACTGGGTTGTTTTTTAGGCTGATACTGTTTTTTAACCATACAGCCACTATACCATCTGCTTTTTTGGCCGTCTACAAGCACCAAAACTCCCAAGCTTTTCCAATGCGTTTTTTTGTGACCACGCACAATTTT